CGCGGCTTTTGCATTGTGCGAGCGATTCTCATTTGTGGATTACCACATCATTCCCGGTGATTGTCCCTGATGGCAGACGTTACCCAAGGCGAGCTGGCAGCGTTCTACGGTGTCGATTACCGGACGATTCCGCAGTGGGTTAAGCGTGGCTGCCCGATCAAGTCAAAAGGCGGGCGCGGTAAGTCGCACACGTTTGACTCTGTGGCGGTTGCCAGGTGGCGTGAGGAACAGATCGCGGCGTCAATCGCTGGTGATCAGGAAACTCAAGACGCGGAAGAGCTCAAGCGGCGCAAGCTGGCCGGCGAAACAACGCTTATCGAGATCGATGTCCTCAAGGCCCGTGGTGAGGTGGTGCTCATCGATGATGTTGTTCGTGAGTACACAGACGCAGTGTTGGCCTGCAAGGCACACCTGAGAAACATTCCCCTACGGGTGGCGCCATTGGTGGTGGGTGAGACAGACGAGACCCGCATCAAAGACGTGATCCTTTCCGAGATAGACAGCGCCCTCGATGAACTCGCAAACAGTAGATTTGTCGACATCAGCAGAGACGCTGAGGAATAGGCTGGGAGATTCGGCGCGCTGGGCATGGGCGCCACCACCATCACTGACACCCAGTGAGTGGGCAGAGAGAAACATCAAGATCCCTGCAGGGAATGCCATCCCCGGTTTCATCCGGTTCGACAACGCACCCTATCAGCGGGAGCCACTGGACATGGTGGCCAATCCTGCGGTGAGGCGTATCACCCTGATGTGGGGCGCCCAGACTGGGAAAACGCAGGTGATGACCTGTGGTATCGGCTACAACATAGCGCAAACACCATGCAGCCAGATGGTGATGCAGCCAGCCCAGGGTGACCTGCAGACCTGGCTTGAAACCAAATTTAACCCATTCGTCGACGCGAATGAGACCCTGACCAATCGCATTGCAAAGCCACGCGGCCGCAATGGCGTTAATAACCAGTTGATGAAGTCATACCCAGGCGGGTGGCTTATGTTCGCCTGGTCGGGATCCACGCGCACCATGCGGGGCAGATCAGCCCCCAAGATCTGGTGTGATGAGGTCGACGGGTATGAGCGCACCGATGAGGGTGACGCTGTTGAGCTCCTCTTTCAGCGTGCGGCCACTTTCGGTGACCAGCGGCTCCTGGTGGAAACATCAACGCCCACCATCAAAGGCGGATCCTCGATTGAGACCGCGTTTGAGATGGGTGACCAGCGGCGTTACCACATTCCCTGTCCACACTGCAGCGAGATGCAGACTCTCAAGTGGTCGCAGGTGGAATGGGACAAAGATGCTCAGGGCAATCATTTACCCGACACGGCCCGTTATGTATGCGAACACTGCAAGGGCCACATCAATGACGGGCACAAACGTGCAGCGCTGCGGCGCGGCTGCTGGGTGGCTGCGAAACCCTTCAGCGGTCATGTGAGTTATCACCTTTCTGAGTTGTATTCCGCCTTTCGAAAGTGGCGGGACATCGTGCAGAGCTTTCTCGACAAGAAGCACAAGGGAGATCTGCAGTCCTTCGTGAACGTCTCCCTTGCTGAGACCTGGGAGCAAGAAGGGCAGAAGGTCGAGCACAGCGCCCTGTATGTGAGGCGTGAGCATTACCCGGCAGAGGTGCCAGCGGGTGGACTGGTGCTGGTGTGCGGTGTCGACGTTCAAGACGATCGTATTGAGGGTGAGGTGGTGGCCTACGGTGCCGGCCATGAGTCGTGGGGTATCGACGAGTTCATTCTCCACGGTGACCCAGGGCGGTCAGTGCTGTGGGAGCAGCTGAATCAGCGACTCCTCAAGCAGTACAAAAACCACCACGACCAGCCCATGAGCATTGTGGCCACCTGCATTGACTCCGGTGGCCACTACACACAAAACGTGTATGAGTTCTGCAAGAAGCACGCGCACCGGCGTGTGTGGGCGGTGAAAGGCTCAAACGAAAAAGGGCGGCCTGTCATCGGGCATGTGAGCACCAACAACAAGGTGGGCGTGAAACTTTTCACGCTGGGCACAGACACGATCAAGGAGCTGATTTTCTCCCGGCTCAAGATCGAAAACCCCGGCCCAGGTTATTGCCATTTTCCCATCAAATACGATGAGGAATTCTTCCTGCAGATCACTGCAGAGAAGCGCATCAAGAAATTCAAGGCCGGTCAGGCCACGTATGAGTGGATAAAAACCCGGCCTCGAAATGAGGCGCTCGATCGGCGCGTGTATGCGCTGGCAGCGCTGACCATTCTCAACCCTGTTTTTGAGGTGCTGGCAAAGCAGGCACCGGATGAGGCAGTGAAACCAAAACGGAAAGCAGCTGAGCCCGTACCGGAAAAACCGGAGGAGCGCGCTGTGAAGCAGCACAAGCAAGTTACCAACCAGATCCGCAATCGCAGCAGAAAGGGCTTCGTGAATTCATGGCGCTGAAATTACCGGACCAGATCACCCAAGGTGATTCGCTGGAGTGGACAGCCACGCTCAGTGATTTTCCGTCCTCGGCAGGTTGGGTGGTGACTTATGCCCTGCGTGGTAACACCTCGGTTGACGTCACTGGCACTGATGCGGGCGGCGGCGCGTGGTCATTTGCGCTGACTACCACGGCCAGTGCCGGCCTCCTGCCTGGGCGTTACTCCTACGCGGTCACGGCATCCAAGACTGGAGCACGCCAGACGGTCTACATGGCCAGTACCACGGTCACCCCAGATATCACTTCCCTGAGTCGGTATGACGGCTCGAGCCATGCAGCAAAGATGGTCAAGGCCATTGAGGCGCTGATGGAAGGGAAAGCTGAGGATGACGTGGCCAGCATGAGCCACAACGGCAAGAGCCTGGCGCGTTATCCCATGGAGGAGTTGATCAAGCTCCACAACCACTACACCCGAATTTATGCCACTGAGCAGGCGCGTGAGCGCGTGCGTCTGGGGCTGGCCACTGGCCGCCAGAAAATCACACGGTTTCGAGGTTAATCAATGGGCTGGAAATTCTGGCAGGCGGCACCGAAAAAAGAACGGGTGGAGCCAGTGATCGAGGATATCCGCCCAAATGGCCGTGCTCTGGCGATGCAGCGGCGTAACTTTGTGGCTGCAAATACCCAGATCATTCAGGGCTGGGCAAATCTTCCGACGAGCTGCGACACGATCATCCATCGTGATCATGCAAAGCTGGTGGCGAGATCCCGTGAGCAGGCTATCAACAACCCGTATTTCAAGCGGTTTTTCTCGATCATGCGTTCCAATGTCGTGGGTCCGAACGGTTTCACGTTTCAATCCTTGGCGCTGAATGATCGAGGCCAGCCAGATTTCGCAGACCGGGCAGCTGTCGAGAAGGCGTTCAAGCAGTGGGGCAGAGCAGAGTTGTCTGACTTCAAGCAGCGCATCAATTTGAAAGACAAGCAGAGGCTCATCATGGACGCCATGGCGCGTGATGGTGAGGCCTTTATCCGGCATCACGTCGACAAGGAAAACCCTTACGGTTATTCCACCTCGCTGATTGATTCGGTGTTGTTGCCTGTTGATCACTGCGTGGCTGAGCTGCGAAATGGAAACTACATCAGGTTTTCCATTGAGTTCGACAAGCGTGACAGGCCGGTGGCCTATTACATCACCACCACGTCAAAAGTGAATTTTGATTATCAGCATGGTTCCCGCAATTTCCTGCGGATTCCGGCTAACGAAATCACGCACATATTTTTGCCTGAGTGGATTGACCAGAAAAGGGGAATCCCCTGGGGCGCCACTGCCCTCATGCGCGCCAAGATGCTCGACGGCTATGAGGAGGCGGCGGTGGTCAACGCCAGAGCGGGCGCCTCAAAAATGGGGTTCCTGCGTGACACCAATGGCGGCGCCGATGAGTACGTGGGTGAGGGGCTGGACGATCTCGGCAACCACGTCACCACCACTGAGGCCGGCACGATTGAATACATAGGCTCTCAGGAGTTCGTGGCATTCGATCCCAAATATCCAGATCAGCAGTTTGAGCTGTTCGTAAAGCAGATCCTGCGGGGTATCTCTGCAGGTCTGGGGCTGTCGTATTACGTCCTCGCCAATGACCTTGAGGGCGTGAATTACACCAGCTCACGCACCGGTGCCCTTGAAGATCGAGAAATCTACAAAGCGCTGCAGGATTTCCTCATTGAAAACGTGATGGTGGTCATCACTGAGCGCTGGCTGAAGTACGCACTGCTCACTGGTGTCATCACGAATGACGCAGGAATTCCCCTGCCACTAAGCAAGCTTGCCAAATATCAGGCCTTTAAATTCCAGGGGCGGCGCTGGGCGTGGGTTGACCCGATGAAAGACAACCAGGCCAACGTGCTCGCCATTCAAAACAAGCTCACCTCGCGTGCTCAGGTCATCCGCGAAACCGGCAGAGATCCGGACGAAGTGTGGGCAGAGATCGAGGCAGAAGAAAAACGCCTGGGCATTAACAGCACCCCATCAGCACCGGCACCCGTTCAAGAAGAAACCACACAGGAGGACATGACCGATGACTGATATCAGCAAGGTCACCACCGAGAAATTCAACCGGAGTTTTTCAATCCGTGCTGATGAGAAACAACAAATTGACGTGGAGGCGCGCACCGTCGAGGTGGCGTTTTCCAGTGAGGAACCAGTGGCACGCTGGTTCGGCAGAGAAATCCTCGACCACACCCCCAGCGCGATTGACCTTGGCCGGTTGCGCTCTGGTGGTGCGGTTCTGGTAGACCATGATCCCACTGACCAGGTGGGAGTTGTGGAAAGCGTTCGGATTGATTCGGACAGAAAAGGGCGGGCGGTTTTGCGGTTCGGGAGATCCGCAAGAGCGAACGAAATTTTTCAGGACATCACCGACGGTATCCGCTCTCTGATTTCAGTTGGGTATTCCATTCAGGACATCAAGCTGGAAGCACAGAGCGAAAAAGACGGCGACACCTACCGCGTGACGCGGTGGATGCCTTACGAAATTTCCATTGTATCGATTCCTGCTGACACCTCTGTGGGCGTCGGTCGCGGCATCGAAAAAACTACCCCCCAAACGTCTGAGGTAAAAATCATGGATCAAATCCAAGCCCCTGCAGTGAACACCATCACCGCTGAAGAAGTACAACGGCAAGAGCGCGCAGCTGCCCAGGCAGAGCGCGCACGTGTCAAGGAAATCCTCGCCATTGGCAACCAGTTCGAGCTGGGCACCGAGGCACAACGTTTCATCGATGAAGGCCATGGCGTTGACGCTTTCCGTCAGCATGCCCTCCAGAAAATGGCAGAGCAAAACGGCCGCAAGCCGGGCGCCATTGTTCCTGAGGTTGGCCTTGATGAGCGTGACCTCCGTGAATACCGCATCACGCGCGCCATCAGCGCCATCATGTTCCCGAATGACAAGCGCATTCAGGATGCTGCGGCGTTTGAGCGTGAGGTGTCTTTCGCGGCGGCTCAGCGTGCTGGCTTTGATGCCAAGGGCATTTTCATTCCGCCTGATGTCATGAAGCGTGATCTCAACGTGGGCACGGCCACTGCAGGCGGTAACACGGTTCAGACCAATCTCTTGCTGCCCATGATCGAATTGCTGCGCAATCG